TAGCAGCTCGTCGCCCGCCACCAGGGACACATTGATGCGCCCGAAAGAGTGGGACAGGCCGAGGAGTCCGTCCACCAGGCGAGCGGTGTCAACGTGCCCGATGGCGGGCACGAGGGTGTTTGCCCGCGCATACTCGCGGGCCTCCTCTAAAGAGAGGGGGCTGAATTTCGCCGTCGTGGGGACGGCGAAAAGAAGCATGTTTAGACTGAAGGCATTTACCAGGTACTTGCTCATATCATTTCCTCCACCCCCAATGTAGCATACTCTGATACACCTTGCAAGTATCCCTGGCTTCATGCCATGATTGTTGCGTTGCCTGCTACATTCCAGGGCAACAGGAGGCCATCATGAAAAAGCCGACAGACCTTGAAGTTATTACAAAAATTCTCATGCCAGACGAAGCCCACCCGTCGGACTTTGAGAGCCTGCACGGGTTTGTTTTGTGTGGCTATGCAGAGAAAACGGTGATGTTTTTTATGCCGAACTTATCGCGTTTATGAGGATGCTGGACGTGGACATTCCCGAAGATGAGCAGGACGGCGTAAAACAGCCGCCTATCCCGCCACTGGACAGCTAAACGAACACCGACAGGCGGCCCTCAAGCTCATCGTCCACCCGAAGCAACCCCGCGAAGTAAGCGGGGTTGTCCCAATTTAGATGCCCCTCAAAGCCGCCCATCACCAGCAGGCTACCCGCAAACAGACTCACCGCTTCACCAGGGCGTATCTCGAAGCCCAGCGCCAGCACCCGCTCATTCCCAAAGGGGTTGAGTACCTGGTTCAAAATCGTATAGTTGCCTACCGGATCGCGCACCCGCGCCTCTATCTGAAACAACCCATCCGGCAGAAGGTTCAGGTTGTAAAAACCCCGAAACATGGTGTTGCCCGTACCCACCGCCACCATCGGCATCTGGTAGGTGTTGCCCGTGGGTAGATGGCGCAGGGTCACGAAGCCATCAGCCCCGAAGTAGTCCTCGAGATAATCGGTGTCAAGGATTCCCAGCGGCTCATCCGAAGTCAGGACAAGCCAGAGTTGGGTGTAGTTGCCTCGGTAGAAAATCATCAGCCACCGTAAACGGCCATGACCAGGGTGGGGGGTGTGGTATCGCTCGAGGCCGGACGGAAGCGCCGTCGCCGCGACACGGTGAACCTTGCAATGATCAGGCGCGATCTCATAAAAATCCTTTCTAACGTTTGAACAGCTCGAATCCTGCCGCCAGCACCCCTCCTAGAATCAGCCAGACCACCGCCTGAATCAATGCCGACCATTGCCGTTGTCCCTCTATTTTCGCCTCGAGCCTGCCTATTGCCTGATTGATGGCCGCCAGCGCGGACGGCAAGCCCTCGAGCGCCTCGAGGCGGCGTGAGTGCTCTTGGAGGATGGCCGAGTGGCGTTCCTCCGTACGCTCCACACGCTCCAAGCGCTCGTAGATTCGTTGCATTTCTGGCTCCACTCGGCCTCCTACAAAACATACTCGATGCCGATAGCCGGAATGTTCCCTGTGCCAGCCGTGTAGCCGCTTACAGGCGCGGGGTCGGAGGGTGCGCCGGTGGTGTAAAAGTGAGTTACGACGGCAGTACCACCGGCTGCATGCGCTAGCGGAACCGCACCGCCTACTGCAACGGCGCGTAGGGTAGCCGCCGAGCCTGCAAGCAAGCACACCCAATAAATACCGGGCTCGAGGGTTTGGTTGAACGTCACGGTTTTGACACCTGTAGTCCCCGCGTCGTAGGTTCCACTGCTCAGGCGTTTTGTCGGTTGGCCGACGCTGTTCGACTTGTAGAAATACAGCGTGTGCGTACCCGCCGATAGTGTTGTCACCTCAACCGTGAGAGAAATGCAACGCATCCACCGCTCTACTTTGAAGGGAATCCAATAGGCACGGTTTGACGTGAGCGCCTGGGTGGTGAAGGCGGTGGCGTTTACAGCCGAGATAATAGGCCGGGTGGTTGAGGTTGGAAAGCCAGGAACAAGCGGAAGGGGAAGGTTGAACTGGTGAGGCCGCTGGATTAGCAGGCCCACACCCTCTTCACGTTCGACTTCATCACGCACCTCAAATGCGCCTACGTCCGGTGTATCGCGCGGCAAAAGGTCAAAGTCTAAGAGCGGAAGGTAGGTGTTCTCGCCCGCCCGCCGCACTGGAGAAGTAAATGCAGGCCGGAAATCACCGCGGTAGCCGGGGTTGATGAGTTGCGGGTCAGAAGTGATGCCGTTTGTATGCCCGCCGTTTGAGGTAATGCGCGAGGTAATGTTGAACGTGTTGGCCCACAGCAGGTTTCTGTCCCAGGTATTTGCCCCGGTTGGGCTTACTACATCTAGACCGTAATGACAGTGTGCGACAACGTTCCCTACGGTTACGTTGTTCTGGCAAATCGGGGTTTCTACATCCCCTGCACCTAGCGAGATGCCTGAGTATTTGCAAGCCCAGACGGTATTGTAGGCAACCACGTTGTTCTGGTTGCTACCCCAAGAGGTGATGCCCATCGCAATAATGCGGAATATCACGTTGTTGCGGATGATGCTACCGTTGCCGTAGAAGTAGATGCCGTGCACCCTAGTTGCCGGAGCCGAACCGTTACCCCAGGTGCGGCTGTCAAAATCGGCGGTGTCGTGGATGATGTTGCCCTCCACGAGGCAGTTCATAGCCCCGCCCACGCCGCCGTCGTAGATGAGGATGCCCGTCCCGCCGTCCGACCCCTCAACGGCGTTCATATCGTGGATGTAGTTGTAGAGCATGTGCGAGCCAATGCCCCGGCAGTAAATGCCAACCCCAATAACGCCGGTAATCTCCAGGCCCATCGCGCGATAATAGTTATCGCCCGGCTGGATGAAGAAACCAAACGAGGCCGTAGTGCTGTGAATCCGCGCCCCGTGCAGGTTCTCTGAGGCTACCGTGATGTAGTTGCTGCTCGTGCCGCTGTTGAGCGTTTGATATGCAGCGGCTCCGTACCCGTTGGACGAGGTGTACAGGCCATCCATCAGCAGAAGCACGTCCCCCGGCTGTAGCTGGTTCAGAGCGTGTTGCAAGCTCCAGGGGGAAGCCCGTGTTCCACTGTTGCCGCTGCTACCGCTTGGAGAGGCGTAGTAGATGTTGCTGGCAGTAGCCAGGATGCGGTTGAGCAAAGACTTGTACCGCTCAGCGCGGGTGGCCCCGCTTGGAGCTACGAACAGGTCAGAGTTGACGGCGATGCGGCCATCCGGGTCAAGCCAGCGCTGCCCGTTCCAGCGAACGAGGCCCCCAATGCCGCCGCTCCAGGCCACATCGGAACAGTGAGCGATGGCCCGGTAGTTGGACGGGAGGGTGGGTAGGGTGCTGACGGTGAACGTTGGGAGCTGCACCGAGCGCGGGTCTTCCACCAGGGCCACGGTCTTGGTTCCCGCGCCGAAGTTCACGAGGTTGTTACTGTCGCTCGAGCGGATGGCCGTCCGGCTGGTTAGCTGGTTTCCCGAGGCAGTATAGGTTGCCTCGCAAATTTCCCACGCGCCCGTTGGATTCAGATTGGCGTCTACCGCCTCAATCAGGAACACGGCCCGCTGACCATCGGATAATCTTCCGCCAACCGTCACAAAACCTGTTACAGCACCGGCAAGTGCAATACTGCCCGTGCCGGTGCTGGTAGTAGTTTCCAGGACGCTATCAGGTAGCATTATCCACCATAAACCGCCATGACCAGGGTGGGAGCGGTGCTGTCAAGGTTATAGGTGATGTCCAGGCCTACCGCTACACTCGAGCCCTGTCGTGCCCGCAGCAGCAGCCGCCCAGCTTTTACACCGTCGCCAGCGGTCAGGTTGAGGGAAATGCCCGAACCCAGCTCGGCTACCGTAAAGGCCCGCTCACCAGTCCCGTTATCGCTCCAGCGGAAATCGTTGCGGCTCAGAGTGCTGTGGTTGGCCCACTCGAGGGTGCGCACCCCACCCCGATTGTCCCAGGCTGAGAGCACCCGCAGCACGGGGTTTGTGGAGTTGCCCGCCGCGCCCGCCTCGGCGTCCTGAGACTGTAGCGTGATAGCGTTGGAAGGCTTGTTACGAATCCAGAAAGACTCTTCTTGTTGAGCTTGGTTGCTGGCCTGATCTGAAGAGCGATGTTTGATGTAGTTTTGTGTGCCGGAAGCGCTCGAGACAGTAGGAGAGTTGCCCGCAGTAAGGGCCAGCCGCCAGGCCACCTGATAGCTGACGTTGGTGCGGTTGCCCCCGCCGTCAAAGGGGTTAGTCCCATCGGGCGTTGCAAAGGTTACGGAGCCCGCAACGGGAATACTGAGGATGCGCACAAGGAAGGCGTTACCGCCGTTGACCGAGGAATGCGCTACCAGCAGATAATCGCCCACCGAAAGGCCCGCCGTAGAGGTGATGGTGAGGCGTTTGTTGGTGTCGTTGTACGAGCCCGCTGTACCGTTGGTGACTACCGACGCAGCCGGTGAAAGGTTGGGAGTGGAGTTATCGGTACTTGGAAAACCGCTTGTTTGGTCAATCCCAACGCGGTCAACCGTGAAAATGTCAAAGGTGGACGCGCCAAATACAAACTCAACCCGCAAGCCGTTCAGAAACGGATCGGCAGCCGAGGAACCGGCAGGAGTGGAGCCTGTGAGGAACCCCATTAGTTACCTGCCTTTTTGCGGCTCGAGGCCGTAGTCTCGACTTTTTTGGGAACCCAGAAGTTGCCTTGAATCTCGTGCGTTTGCTCAAACTCAGCAATGGCCGCCGCCCAATTGTCGGCCCTGGATACGCCCCCCTTGACAATAATCGGGTTTCCGTTTTCGTCAGTCTCTACATTCCCGTCCCCGTCGCGTTTTACGGTGTCTGGCACTTCAAACTTCGTGCCCAGCTCATAGGCGCGACGGGTCAGCCAGTTGATTTGATCCAGTTGCAAGACGGCCCCGCGCAGGGTTTGGCGGTGCTTTGGCGCGTCCTGTATCCGGTTATAGATTGCATATCCCTGTTCGTTCATACCTGCATCGTACTGTTTTTAGCGGTAGCGTTGCGCAGGTCTGCCAGGGTTTGGCCTGGTGTCCCGTGCCGGTGATAAACAACGAATTTGGTACGTGAAGTTTTTTTGCTTATCACGTATACAGCGTACTTTGGAGCCGGAAAATGCTCCTGCGCATAGGCCACAGCCGCCTGTGGGTGGTCAAAACGCATCTCATCCCAGGCGTGGCCGCCCCACAATAGCAAGTAGTAGCTTTTCACAAAACTCCTTCGGGGATGCCCCGTCTCTTCAGAGCGGGGAGGAAGTGAAGGGCGGCGTGAATACGCCGCTGGATACCCCGCAAGCTACTGGTTGGATAGAGTGACATTCTGTGGCATACTCCTTTCGTGCAGCAGGTGCTTACCGTAAAAATTAGGCTGGCTCCGACCCCAGAGCAAGAAATTGCTTTGAGGTCTACGCTGGTCGCGTTCGCGGATGCCTGCAACCACATCCATGCGGCTGTGCCTGAGAACATCAGAAACAGCGCACGCATACAGCAGTTGACCTACAAAGATGTGCGGGAGAGGTTCGGACTGAGCGCCAACCTCGCGGTAAGGGCCATCGCTCGGGTGAGCATGAACCGCAAGGCCGCAAAAGAGTTGGGTGGGAAGGTTAAGGCGTTTAAACCCACGTCGGTGGACTACGACGCGCGCATCTTTGACCTCCGTTTGCGGGATGAGACTGCTTCTCTGAGCACGGTCAAGGGTCGGCTTCGGGTTGACCTTCGACTCTCCAAATACCACCTCCAAAAACTGCAAGGTACTCAACCCACCAGCGCTACGCTGGTGGACTCCAAAGGCAAGTTGTGGCTCCATGTGCAGGTCAAGCGGGATGTCCCCCCGACAGCCGAATCCCAAGAGGTCGTCGGGGTTGATCTGGGGAGAAACGACATCGCTGTGACCTCCACGGGTAAAAGCTGGTCGGGCAAAGCGGTGACAAAGGTTCGCGACCGCTTTGCCAAGACCCGCCAGATGGTGCAGAAGAACCGCTCGAAAGGCACACGCAGTACCCGCCGCCGTGCGGGTCAACTGCTGCAACGGCTGTCGGGCAAAGAGCAACGTTTTCAGAAACACGTGAACCACGTGGTCAGCAAGGCCATCGTCTCGGAGGCTCAAACCCTGAGCGCGGCTATCGCACTCGAAGACCTGACGGGCATTCGAGAGCGAACCAACAGCCAGCCCAGAAGCTCCACTGAGCGCCGCCGCAGCAACAGTTGGGCTTTCCACCAACTGCGCAGGTTTGTGGAGTACAAAGCGGCTCTGGCTGGGGTGCAGGTCTTCCCCATCAATCCCGCCTACACTTCTCAGACCTGCCACTGCTGCAAGCACATTGGCAAGCGGCAGGGCAAGCGCTTTGAGTGTGGGAACTGTGGCTATGTTGGGGATGCTGACCATAATGGCGCTCAGGTGATTCGTTTGTTGGGGCTGACCGTAACGCAGCCTCGTGGCTCGGGAGTGCTTTGCTGCGCTTTCAGGGCTTCCGAAAGCCCCTGACTTCCAGTCAGGGGAACCGTTACTGTTTCACCGTGTTCGCTTGAATAGCAATCTCGAGCAGTCTTTGCAGCTCGCTTTTTGAGGCGTTGGGTACGGGTTTGCCAACCAGCGCTTTCCTTTTCATGAGTTTGCCAGACTTCACCAGCAGCACAAAATGGTCAGCATCAAACTGAGTCATGCCGCCATACCAGCGGGGATCGGTATAGTGCTCCAGGAAGCACTTTTTTGCGCCTTGAGGCGAGTCAAAGCCGATAAAAACTTTATCCTCATCGTAGCGCCCCTGAACGGGGTCTACGGTGTGGACGACAAATACTTTATCGCTCAACAGGTTGGGGCCTACAAACACGTCCAGGTGATCGCCGTCCGGCGATTCGGTGTTTCGTATGTACCCGTAGGGTACTTTCATCCTTACCCGCCAGGGTTTGCCGTTACCGTCTACGCCTTCTCGAACGCTACCCACGCCGTTCTCGATGCTGATATTCAGGCCGCGCCACTTGAGGCGGCTGTGCAGCGGGTAGCCAGTGGCGTGAGCCTTGTAAAAGCGTTTTGCATTCATGGCGACTCCTGGTCAAGCTCGAGCGGAGGTTGCTTGAATTGCGGCTTTCCCTGTTGCGGCTGAGGTTGTTTGCCAGGTTCAACCCCGTACATTTGCCCCTCAGCATCTGGAAGTACTCGGTTGCCCTGTTCGTCCGTATCCGGCATGTTGCCAGGCCCAGGCATGCCCTGACCGGGCATCATTTGCCCCATGCTTTCTTGCTGTTTGGCCTGTAGTTGCTGCATGTACAGGCCCATAAAAGCGGGGTTCATCGGTGCATTCGCCATCACCTCGTCCTCTGGAACAGCCTCACCCCGCCGTTTGCGGAACTCACCCAGGGTAAGCATGGCCGATTCATCCTGTTTGCTCAGTTGCTGGTCAGACTCGAGCCCTGTCCACACAAACTCGAGCCGTGGGTCAACCGTCGCCAGAAGTTCGTTTATGGTTTTCCCGAGGTACTGCATCAAGGGCCACAAGCCCTTATCCTTGCTGGATGCAAGTCTTTCTTCAGTATCGGAACCCGAAAGGCTCGAGGGCCGGTTGGTAAATGATTCAAAGTTGATCTCTTCGGGATCCATTGCGTACAGCATGGCCTTTATCGCCACCAGGAATGTCATCCAGCGCGAGAAGTACATCTCGTTGAAATCATTGCCGATAGGAATAAATTGCGCCCCTGTCGGGTTGGGCGAATCGTCTCCAACAATCATCGGCAGCCGCCAGAAGTTGTGCACGCCCTGTACCTGTGCCTCCCAGCGGGCTTTCAGTTCTTCTACATCAGCAGGATTGAAAGCCCCAAACATGAGCAGGAGCCCTCGAGGTAGGGAGTTATCGGTAAAGCCGCGCAGGTTGAGCTGCAGCGCGTTCAGGAAGCCCGTCACGATCTGAATCAGGTCTTCGGGCTCTGCCTGCCCGTAGTTGAGGCTGTTTATTTGGGTGCGAGGCCGTCGAACCCTGTAAATCATGTCGTCATGGGTGTACCAGGCCCGCACGATGCCCTCGGTTGCCAGTACTGCCGTCACCTGGTCAGGGTCAGGTACGTGCAGGTTATAGGCCGATTCGATTAGTGGTACATTTTCGGTCTCGAGCGGGTCATTCGGGTCAACCAGGAACACCGCCGCACCGTCCACGTGAATCCAGCCATGCGTGACTCCTTCGGCTGTGGGAATAATCTCGATGGGAGCCGCGTCCATTGAAAGCGAGTCGTACAGGTGCTTGAAAACCCAGTCCCATAGATCATCGCGCCGCAACCGCCGCCGTTCGCGGGGATCGGTCACAGCGCCGCAATTCAGTACGTATTCCTCCATGAGCCGGAGATAGCGCCGTTCATTGGGCGAAGGCTCCCACTCTTCGTATTTGAAACGCACCTGGAACCCAGGCCGCCAGCGTTCGCGGGAGGGCCTGAGAAATCGCTGTACCTGGTTTATGCGCGTTTGGATGATGCCTTTGAGTACCGGATCGCGCTCAACAATTTGCCGCAGTTGCCAGAAGTCCAGGCCCACAGGCCGGGTAAGCCAGAGGTGTTGTTTTTCACCGTCTTGCAAGTCCAGTGTGGCCTTGCCCATTTTTTTTAGTTGAGGGCCCAGGTCTTGCGCTTTCGCCATTTGCGCATTTAGTAGAAACTCCTGGAACCAGGGAGCCCGCATCATGTCCCGCGCACCTATGCGGGCCACCGCCGCCACTTCTTTTTCGGCTTGAAAACGCTCATCTCGAGGCCCCTTTGTCATGGCCTTTAGGGCGTCGAGGGGAATCGAGAAACTATAGTCGGTCATGCCTGATATTGTAGCAACCAGATATGCGAACTATCCGGCAGGCACTCAAAACCCTATCTCCTGAAGCCGTGCGCGTTCTGGTCTGTGTGTGCATTGAGGGCGAACCCACCCAGGCCCAGGTAGCGGGGATAACCGGCCTCGCCACCAACACCGTCAAGAAGGCGTTGCGCGAGCTGAACTATTGCGGCATGGTGGACATCACCCACCAGGGGGGGCGCAGCCCGTTCAAGCGCATACGAGCTACAACCCCCACCCTGCTTGACGGTATACTCGAAGCATGGAAAGAACCGAACTCGAGGCCAAAACAAAGGCCGAACTGATCACGCTGGCAAAGGCCAGGGGGCTTGAGGTTGACAACCAGAGCAGGGCCGAACTGGTGGAACTGCTACTGTCCCAGGCCGAGGCCAGCGGGGAGCCCATCGCCCTGACCGCCTACCTTGAGAGCGTTGCCGTGCCCGTAGGGGTGCAGGGCATTCTGTTGACCATGCACAAAGCCGACAAGCGTACCCTCGAGGGCTGGAATGCCCTTGTCAGTGACCTTTTGAACCGCAAAACATCCTGACTGTTCGCGCCGATAAACTAGGCATATGAGCCAGTTTGGAGTCTCTTTCGGGAACGAAATCATCTTGACCCCAGGCGCATATGCCCGCCTAAACGTGGATGCTATGACCCCTGAGCGCGGGGGCAATGAGCGGGCCGTTGCAGTTATTGCCGTCGCAGACGGTGGGAGCGTGGGCCAGGCCGATGTGTTTAGCAGCCTCAATGCCGCCAACCGCAGACTCGTGGGAGGCGTAGGTTACGACCTGACCAGCAAAGTGTTCAACCCGGGCGGAGGATTCAGGGGGGCCTCGCAGGTTATCTTCATCCGCGTCAACAAGGCAGTTGCGGCCAGCATTAACGCCGGTGATGTGATTTTTCGCGCATCGAACCCAGGCCCCAGCAGCAATTCCATTCGGGTCAGACGCACCATCACCGCCGGAGTTGCCAACCTGTACGTTGAGGACTTGGTTGCCAGGGTGCGCGAGCAGTACCTGAACTTGGGGCCCGTGCTGGCCGTGCGTTACCAGGGGGGCGCAGGCTCGCCTTCGGTGGCCGTGTCCGCCTCCGGTGGCGTGACGACCGTAACCTTGACGGGCTCGAGCACCCTCACCATCACTTCTAACCAGGCCCGCACTGTTGGTGATCTTTACCAGATCATCAACGACTCTAGCGAGTGGTCAGCGGATTACGCGGGCAGCCTCGGCTCGAGCATTCCCATTACCGACCTTGTAACCGGCACGGTGACAGCTTCGGGCGGGGTGTACACCCTCAGCATTGGGGCCAGGGCCTACCTGTACGCTCTTGCAGACTCGAGCCTCATCACCGCCGAACTGCCCGCCTCACCTGCCTCGCCTGTTAACCTTTCGGCATGGGCTTTTCTATCGGGCGGCACAAACGGGCCAGCGGTGGTATTGCAGGATTGGCTAGACGCGTTTGAAATCGCCGATACCTACGACCTGCACGGGATTGTAGTGGGTACAGGGGACGAGCAGGTCTTGGCCGCTGCTATGGCGCATGTCACGACCGCCTCGAGCATCGCCAACCGCCGCGAGCGCCTGCTGTATTGCGGGGTGGCCCTGTCCACCAGCAAAACCGACCTTGGAACCAAGCTCAACAATCTGCGCCAGCTTATCGGTGGAGCCAGGGCGATTATTGCAGGTCAGGAGCCGGTAGAGGGCACTCAGCGTTATCCGACCTACTACCTCGCGGCAATGGCCGCCGGTATCAAGGCCGGTTCGGAGCCCGCCATGAGCCTGCTCAACAAGCCTGTGGGTGTGCAGAAACTCAGCTACCAGTACACCCCTGCCGATTACGATTCGCTGTTCACCAACGGCTTTTTGGCGGTGCGCTTTGACAGCGAGGCCAATGAGTATCGCTTTGCCAACAACCGCACCAGCTACGTTGCGGATGCCAACGTGATTTACGGCAAGGTCAGCGGCATGGACATTCACGACACCCTGCTCAAGGGCGTGCGTAAAGCCGCCAGTGTGGAGGTGGGTCAGGTGGCCGACCAGAGCCTTGCCAGCCGGTTGCGCTCGAGGATCGTCGCTTACCTGGACAGCCAGGTACGGGGTGCTCTCAACCCCAGCGGGGTACTCACGCCAGGGGTGGGTACAGATGGCCGTGCCCGCCCTGCCTTTGAGAACGTAGAGCTTGTGTTTGACGGGTTTGACGTGGTACGGGTGCGTTTTGAGGCTCACCCCGTAGGCGAGGCCGCCTACATCCTGGTTGAAGGATTCCTGACCCCTGTTCGGCTTGTAGCCCGATAGGGTATAGTAGAGCCGCCTGCCCACCCCAGGGGGTTTTTGTTATGATTCAAGCGGTGCTCAGGTTGGCCTCCACGAGCACCCCACCACCCCCTGAGTTACGGCAGGGGGTGGTGCTATAATAACCTCGACCCACTCACCGACCCACTCACCGGCACGGTCCTGGCCGCGGTCGTTGCCGGGGGGGTTGGCGCAGACGCGCCCGATGCGGTGTTGTTCCATACGAAAAGACCTCCATGACTGCCCAGGGTTCGCCTGGACGGATCGAGCCTGATGCCTTGATTCGCAGGGCCCCAGGGGTTAGCCTTGAAGGGCATCATGCAACCAGGGGCCTGCGGGCCTCGCCGGGGTGCGGCCTGAGTGCGAGTCAGGCCGCACCCTTCTTCGGGGTAGGGGGTGGGCGTGCCAACTCCACGCGGTCCATTGTATCACAAAGATGCCAAGATCTTCATGTTACATAATTGACATTTATCCGATATGGAAGGGGATCTATAAGCTACTATAGACATAGACATATCGGTACACTTATAATCAATATCGCGGTGACTGCCGCGAACCGAATAGATCACGAAAGGAGGGTCAATATGACCCTGGGTTTTCGCCTCAAGGAGCGCAGGGAGGCCCTCGCGCTCACCCAGGAGCAGGTGGGCCGGGTGCTGGGAGTCTCCCGCGAGCTGGTCGCCCTGTGGGAGAGCGGCGAGCGTATCCCGGGCGCGAGGCAGCTGGACGACCTAGCCCGGCTCTACCGCGTCAACCGCGGCTACCTCCTGGGGAAAGAGGATCTGGATCGCAAGGCCGAGCGGGAGGTGCTCTACCGGGGCCTGCCCGACGACTTGAAGATCCGCGACGAGGTGGAACGCTGGCTGGACTTTCTGGACGAGTGGGCCGAGCTGCTCGAGGAGCTCGAGGTGCCCCTGAGCGGGCCTGGACGCCCCCCGAAGCCCCTGGCGGAGAAGGAGCCTGTCACCGACCTGCGGCGCGTCTCGGCCCTGGCCGAGAAGACCCGCGACCACTACAAGCTGGGGCTGGACGCCCTCCCGAACCTTTACGCCTTCCTGGACGAGAAGGGGGTGCTGGTCTACCGGGCCCCGCTGGGGCCGCTGGGGGAGGGGGGGGTTGGGATCTCCGGCGCCGTGTACAACCACCCCGCGCTGGGCTTCTGCATCCTGGTGAACGCCAACACCTCCCCCGGGCGGCAGGTCTTCACCCTGGCCCACGAGTGGGCCCACGCCCTCTTCCACCACCAGTCAGGCGGGATCGTCTGCCGCATGGGCGATTACGACGCCAAGGAGCGCTTCGCCGACGCCTTCGCGGCCCACTTCCTGGTCCCGGGCAAGGAGCTGCGCCGCCTGGTCGAGGACGAGCGCGAGAAGGGGGGCCTGGACGCCTACAAGGTGCTGCGCCTGGCGGCCTACTTCCGCGTCAGCTACGCCACCGTGCTCAACCGGCTCCTCGACGAGAAGCTCATCAGCACCGAGCAGCACCGGCTGTTCCGGGGGTACAGCCCCTCCGCCATGGCCCGGGCGCTGGGGCTGGAGGAGGAGATGTTCCGCATTCCCGAGCCCCACCCCCTCTTCCTCGAGCGCTACCCGGTGTCCGTTCTGGAGCAGCTGCGCCGGGCCCTGCAGGCCGACCATCTGACCCCGGCCCAGGTGGCCGACCTCCTCAAGGTGGACGTCACCACCGTGCGCGCCCGGCTGCTGGCCGAGCCGCCCAAGGCCAACCCCCTCGAGGCGGGCGAATTCGATGAGCTGCCCCAGGTCGCCTAGAATGGTTACGTGGACGTAAGGCCCGACCCCGAAACCTCCCTCGCCCAGCCTTGCATCGCGGACACCAGCCTGCTCTCCAACTTCGTGCACACCGGCTACGCCTATCTGCTGCACCGGCTCCTCCCGGAGCCGGTGCTCCTCTCGCCCACGGTGCTCGACCCCGCCGAGGTGCTTCTGCCGCGCCCTTACACCCAGGCGCGTCTGGCTGCCTCAAAAAGCCTACCCCCAACGTTCGGCGCGTTGGGGGTTTTTGTATGACCGCACTCGGGGGTACAGTGAAGCTCGAGGTGACTTCATGGCAGCTTTGAATGAGCAAAACACGCGCCACGCAAACCTTTGTTACGTGTACCTGAGCGACGGCAACGGGGATCAAATTATCGGCCAGGCCCAGCAGGTGAGCGTACAGGAAGACGGGGGGACGACCCCGATGTATGTCATCGGGACGGCCTATCCCTATGAACACGTCCACAACCAGTACACCGCCAACATCAGCATCGGCCTTTTGGCGCTGTACAGCGACGCGGTAGAGCAGTTGCAGGTAGGTAAGTCTGAGTTGATCCAGTTGCCCCTGGTGGACTTGAAGGCCATTGACCAACGCACCGGTGAAATTATGTGGGTTGCTAAAGGCGTGACCTTGCGCGGGCGTTCGGGCAACATCAACGCCAACCAACCGATTCAAACCCAGGTGCAGGGGTTGGCCCTGCGCGTCGTGGGGGCCAACGGCGAGGCGGGCGAGCTGGGGCCTGATGTACCGCGCCCAGGGCAGCCGGTGGGATTCTAAGGGAGGGATAGGTATGTTTGCTCGAGTGCTAGTTTTCCTGTTGGTTATCGGAATCATCATGTTCGCGTTAGCCGCCGCGCCACAGCCGCCGACCGATTGGCCGAGCCTGGTTCTGCTTCTAATCAGCGCACCGTTTGGCCTTGCAAGTTTGTGGAAGCTCATCGTGGTAGCCGACTGGAAAGAACTGCTCAAAAGCGGTTCTGTTTATACGGCTTTGTCAGCTTTTTTTGCGGCTTTAGGTGGGTATGTGGCAGGCATTCTTACTCTGCCAGAGGTGCTAGGAGCCATCTACGTCGCAATTTGGGCCATTTTCAACCGCCAAGCCCTGCTTGCAGGGGGTGTTGCCACCCTGTCTCGAGGGGAGCATAAAGAATGAGCCCGATTGTTGCAGGTCTAATCAACCTTTTGATTACAGCTTTGGCTGATGAGCTACGCAAACGCTATCCCGCTTTGCCGGTCAAAATCATCCAGCAGCTATCGTTTGAGAACGCGGAGATTCTGATTCGATTCTTTACCGATGACGTGCAGCGGGAAGCCGAACTGAGAGCCCTCTATGCAAAGGCCGAGTACCTGCTTTCCCAGGCCCTAGCCGAGCCCGAGGGGGGCGAGGCATGAGAGCGGTGCTTTTTCTGACGGTATTGGCATTGGCGGGGTGTTTTCCTGCGCTCAATGACCCCAACGTCAAACGGGAGCCGGTAGAGGCCCCCTGGACGCATGGGTTCAGTGTGGAGGCTCGAGGGGTGTTTGTAGCCGCCAGCAGCGGGCCTATAGAAGCTGTAGAGGGGCCTAACTGCCAGTTTCGGGATACCCTAGCCGCAGGGCCGCGTTCGGCAGTCTCCTGTGATGCCCCAGGGCGCTACAGACTGCAAACCAGGGGCACGGTATCGGCAGGGGTGGTATTGCGGTAAATGCGATGGCGAAGGGGCTCGAGGGCTACTCGAGTCCCTCTTTTTTGGGGAGGGCTTGACATTGTAGCAAAACCTGCTAACCTATAGGACGTGGTTCGCGGTGGCAGACGCGAACGGTGGAGTGAAGAAGCCCGAGCCTCCACGCCAAACAGGGCTGGGTAGTAAGCGGGGGACGCTGGCCGACGGCAGCCCCGTACCGAGAAAGCACCCGTCGGAATGCCGTGGGCCTGCCAGTAAAAGCCACCCCACGGGCGCGAAGGGGCAACCCAACGCGGGCGCACAATTGCAATACTGTTCAAAGAAAGTGCCTTGATAGCATGGGGAGACAAAAACCGCGACCGGCTCTTTAGCCTCATTGCAGAACGCAAACTGCAAGGGGCTTTTTTTGATATGGCCTTCTTGGAGGTGGAGCGTGATAACAAATCCGTATGAGTACAAACCCCTGTCAGTAGAAGACCTGGAAGCGGTCAAGCGATTGACCCGCGACCAGGCAGTAGCCTCTGAAACACTCGGGAAAGCCGAGGTGC